CTCATATGAGTTGACTTCATATAGTTGTCCAACCAGTTCATTGTACGTATAATTACGATATTGACCCACATGAAGATTGATGCCACGAAAACCCCATTCAAATACATCGGTCACTGCGACTAATGGATTCGAATCATATTGAATGTTGGGAGTTTTGGCACTGTAAACAAATACATAATATCTTCCGACACTTGGAGATGATGTTGCTGTTGTACTTAAATTATCCATCAACTCAATCATGATATCATCAGCTTCCTCTGTGCCAATAAGACCATAGACTACAGATCTCACACGATTTTCTTTATCATCGGTGGGATAACTATTCATTTCTTGATTCCTAATTCATCTTCGGTTAATACTTTAAACTCCCACATTCGATCCTTACAAAACTCCTCTGCTGCTTTCCACTTTGCCTGATTTTTTGCATATTCATAGACTTCGTAGATATATCCCTTCGTTTTTTTCTTTTTCATCTTCGGTTCGACTGTCTGTTTCTTAGGTTTGATTTCAATAATGTATCTTTTTATTTTACCATTAGATTCTTTGACTTTGATATAAAAGTCAGGAAAATAACGATGAACTTTATTATCAATAGGTGATCGGTAGGGTAATACAATCTCTTCACTTCCCCATTCAAGTATTTTCGTTTGATTATCACAATAAACCATGAATTTTCTTTCCCAAAGTGATCGATATATTATGTTAGATGAATCACCTTTGTATTTTTTTGGATTCGATGGTCTATATCTACCTTTATATGACATCTAAATAGATAGTAAGACAAAATATAAAGTATTTAGATGGTTCGTCCTAAGAAAATAGCTGATATCAAACCAATACTGACTAATGTAGCTCAAACATCTCATTATCAGGTGTTCTTTGATGGTCTATCAAGAGACCTATTTCAGTTTCTTGGTACAAAGGGGGTAAATAGAAGATTTATAACAGAGAACGCTGGATTATTATGCAATCAAGCATCAATACCAGGTAGTTCTCTTGCAACAACTGATATATTTGGTAATTTTACGGGTGTACAAGAAAAATTCGCACATACAAGAATATTTACAGAGTTATCACTTGATTTCTATGTTGATAAAGATTATAAAATGATAAAGTTTTTTGAACACTGGATAGATTACGTTGCAACTGGATCAGAAAAGTCACCAACTTCACCTTTAAAGAAAACTGACTTGGGATATTTTTATCGAATGAGATATCCAAGAGGTTCGGCAGGTTATAAATGTGACAAGACAAAAATTATAAAGTTTAATGTTGATTATCGTTCAGAGATAGAATATACTTTCTTTGGGTTGTTCCCAATTAATTTTTCTTCTACTCCTGTTCAGTATGGTAGTTCTGATGTGCTGAGAACTAATGTAACGTTCAGTTATGAGAGATATATTGCAGGAGAAGAAACAAGTCTTTCTTTTAATAGAAAGAAGAGTGAGAACATTGAAAAGGCAAGAGTCTAAACCAAAATTGACTTTTAATTTCAAAAATCGGGGAAAAAAAATTCCCCAAAATTTTTAGTCTGTCAGGATTTCAAAAAAGTCCTATAAATAAAACTACTGAAGTTCTATAAACATTATGCCATTACCAAAAATTGCAACACCGACATATGAGTTGGTTTTACCTTCTTCTGATCGAAAAATAAAATATCGACCATTTTTAGTTAAAGAGGAGAAGATATTGATTATTGCAATGGAATCTGAAGATCAGAAACAGATAACGAATGCAATTAAAAGTGTAATTAATAATTGTATATTATCAAGAGGAATTAAGGTTGATAAATTATCTACTTTTGATATTGAATATCTCTTTTTAAATATAAGGGGAAAATCTGTTGGTGAGAATGTCGAAGTTCTCATTACATGTCCTGATGATGAAAAAACACAAGTTCCTGTGATGATTCCACTTGATGAAATCAAAGTTCAAAAACATCCTGATCATAACAAAGATATAAAATTAGATGATAATTTAGTATTAAGAATGAAATATCCTTCATTATCAGAATTTATAAAAAGTAATTTTGATTTAACTGGTAATATTGGAGTTGAGGAGTCATTTGATTTAATTATCTCATGTATTGATCAAATATACAATGAAGAAGAATCTTGGACATCTGCGGATTGTACAAAAAAGGAAATGGTTGAGTTTTTGGATCAATTAAATTCAAAACAATTTAAAGAGATTGAAAATTTCTTTGATACCATGCCTAAATTGTCTCATACCGTTAAAGTGACGAATCCAGAGACAAAGGTAAAAAGTGATATCGTTTTAGAAGGGTTATCGTCTTTTTTCGAGTAGGTATGGCTCATGCGAGTTTAGAGTCATACTATAAGATTAACTTTGCTTTGATGCAGCACCATAAATATTCATTAACAGAGATTGAAAACATGATACCATGGGAAAAAGATGTATATATTGCTCTTTTAGAACAATATATTGAAGAAGAAAACTTAAAACAAAGACAACAAGGTAATGGATAACTCTCCAGCATATGAAAATTTTAGTAATAAGATGACTTCAATGCGAGGTGGTGTTGGTGGTAGCCCTATTTTAAAGAGAAGAAAGATAAATGCAAATAAAGTTTTTAATAGGGAAGGATCAGATCCTCTTGCCAAGCAAATACAAAAAAACTCAAGGGAAATAGTATTATTAAAAAACGTCGTTATATTAAATACTAATCGTGTTTCTCAAATATTAGTAAATGACGCTGAGAGAGAAAAGTCAATACAAAGAGAAGCACAAAGAAAACAGATATTACAAGATGAAAAAGACAAATCTAAAAAGAAAGAGGGATTATTAGAAGGTGTTGGTAAATCAATAAGTAAAACTCTACTTAAACCTGTAGAGGCAGTTGGTAAAACTGTGAAGGGTGTATTAGGTCGATTAGCTGATGCTTTTATGTTGCTTTTTGGTGGATTTATAGCAGATAAAGGAATTAAAATGATTCAGGCACTAATGTCTGGTGATACTGAAACATTTAAAAAGATGAGAAATACAATAATTAAGTCAGTCGCAGTGGTTGGTGGTATATTTCTTGCTTTAAATGGTGGTCTATTGGCATTACCTAGCATTATATCTGGTGTGGCAAGTGCCGTCATTTCCATTGGTGGTGCGATATTAGGATTTCTGGCAAGTCCAGCAGGATTGATTGCACTTGGACTAGCAGCGGGAGTTGGTGTGTTGTTTGCTATGAAAAAGGGTATTGATGCTGCATCAACTAAAGGTGCTGGTGGAGCAAAGTTTAAACAAAAATTTGATGATCTCAAAGGTCCTTTAACGGAAGCTGGTATTACGGTGAAAGGAACGGGTAAAGATGAAAAATTTTATGTTGGAAAGTCAAATAGTAGAGGAAGAGGTCAAAAAACCGTAGAACAGGCAGGAACACCCGAACAAAAAGAAATTGTTGCAAATTACATTATAGAAAGAGATAGAGTAATAGGTATAAGAGATAATATGAGAGCTGATATGGAATCTGCAGAAAAGAAATTGAGAGATGAGTCAGGTGGTGGTAGATCTGGATCTAAAGCATTACAAGGTTCAGGTGCGATTGGTGATGCAAAGGCAGAAATAAGGTCGAAGTATGAAGCACAAATTAATGGTGTAACAACATCTCCTAATATAAACTCAGTTCCTAAAAAAGTAAGTGTTTCCACACTTAATGAAGCACCTCCAAATTTTGTGGATGCAACTACGAATGTGAGTGGTGGTTCAGTCGGAGCTTTTGGTAGTGGAAATCTGGCATCTTCAATTCCAAATATATCTGCATCAAATTCTGATAATAATTTCACATTATACTCACAAACTCAATATAATATTTTAGTATAATATGGCAGCATCAGCAGTTTTACAAATCGGAGCAAAAATAGCATCTAAGACTGCAGGTGTGATGAAGGGTGTCGCTAAAAGTAGTAAGAGATTAACAAAATCTGTACAAAAAAATATTAAAATTAAGAAAAGATTGAGAGCAACCTCTGAAAGGTTTCAAAAGTATAGAGAAGAGAAGAAAAAAAGACAGGAAAAGGAATCTCTATTAGAACAAGAAAAATCTCAAAGAAAAGGAGAGCAACAAAAAACAACAGGAACTTCTGGAAAAGGACCATTAGAGAGATTAATGTCACTTATTCAAATACTTTTGGTTGGATTTGTACTTAATAAATTACCTCAAATCATTGATTTTATCAAAAAAGTAATCAAAGTAATTCGTGATATTGTAGATAAATTTAAAGCATTTTTTGATGGTGTGGTTGGATTTTTTAAATCTATTGGTAAGGTTATTGGAAAAGCTTTCGATGTTATATCAAATTTAAATTTTAATGATATTGGAGATACAATTAAGGGAGCTTTTGGAAAACTAAAAGATGCATTTACTAATATAAAAGACAAACTTTTAGATGGTGTTAAGAGTTTTCTTGGATTAAAGAAGAAAAAAGTAAAGAAAGAAATAAATCGAGAGTTGACAGATAAAGATTTAAAGGATAAAGAACTTAAATCAAGTGTCAGTGATGTTCAAAAAACTATGGCATCAAAATCTGATGAATTTAATGATACAATAAAAACAATTGAAAAGGCAGGAACAGGTGTTGATATTGTCGGACCTGAAAATTCTAATTTAACTGAGCAAGTTCAATCAACTATCACCAAAGAAAGTGACGGAAAACCTACAAATTTAAAAATGGAAGGATCTTCTATCGGTAAATCAGGTAGTGGTAAGTTTACTATTGTAAGAGAGGATGGATCCACAACAACTGACTTTAGGGAAATTAAAGCAGCAAAAGAGGCATATCAGTTAAATATAAGTAAACCTAAAAAAACAGTGAGTACGACCACAATCACACCAGAGAGGAAATCTAAAAATACTGTAATGATTGTTGGAAACAAAGGTGGTCAGTCTCAATCACAAGGAGGAATGAGATCTAAAGGTAAAACTAAGATTGTAGTTCAAAAAGATAACAGTATTAAAGATCAATTCGCCTTATCTCTATTTTAACATATGTCAGCATCAGAAGCATCCAGTTTTGAAGAACTTATACTTGAGTCAAATGATCAAGAAAGAACAGTTGATTTGAGATCAGGTGTTGTCAGTATTGATTATTATGAGGATATTCTCTCACCCACTGTGACTGCAAAAATAAGAGTCATAAACACAGGTGATAGTATTTCACCCAAAGATACTATTGATCCAAAGAAAACGGATGGTGCGAAACAATCAATTTATAATGGACTTCCCTTAAGAGGTGGTGAGAGATTGTCGATGAAAATTATAGATCAAGGGGAAACACAAGCAGGATTAGAAAAAACTGGACTTGATTTTTCATCAGATCCTAAAAAATATCTGTTTGTATCAAGTATTACCCAAGTTCTTCAAGAAGAACAGAGGGAAAGTTTTTTACTTAATTTAGTATCAAGAGAGGCAATCACAAACGAAACTACCAGAGTGATGAAAAGATACAATGGAACAATTAGTAATTCTGTAAATAAAATATTGAAAGATGTCTTAGTGGTAGATGAATCTAGATATACTGTGGAAAATACAAGAGGATCTTATAATTTTGTTGGTAATCTTAGAAAACCTTTTTCAACATTAATATCATTAGCATCTAAATCAGTTCCTGATGTTTCAAAAAATGCGACAGCTGGATTTGTATTTTTTCAAACTCAAGATGGATTTAAATTTGCATCTATTGATTCTCTTATTAAAGAAAAGTCAAAGGCAACATATACCTACACAGATGTAAATGAAAGTTCAATAACTCGAAATAATGATTATAAAATTCTACAGTACAGTGTAGACAAGAATCAAAACTTAATCGAAAACTTAAGAATGGGAACTTATTCATTTGTTAGATTGGCATTTAACCCTTTAAATTTTGTTTTTTCACAGACAAAATATAATTACGGAGCAAAAGAGGGTATAAAAAATCTTGGTAGAGATTTAGAGTTACCTAAAATATCTGATGATGCAACTCAGACATTAGATCAACTTCCGACAAGAGTTGTATCTCAAATTGTTGATGTCGGTGCAACAGTGGGTGTGTCCACCGATACTAATTATTCTCCTGAAGAATATCAAGGACAAAATATTGTTAGATATAATTTACTAATGACACAAAGTTTAAGTATGACTGTTCCTTGCAATACAGATTTAAGAGCTGGAGATGTTATAACTTGTAGATTTCCTAAAATATCAAGAGAGGATTCTATTGAATTTGATCAAGAAACAGGTGGTAAATATTTAATAAAAGAATTATGCCATCATTTTGAGGCAAAAAGATCATTTACTTCTATGACATTAGTGAGAGATACATTTGGATTGACTGGAGACGAATCATGATAGACGAATCATTACTTAAAACTAATTTTGTAGGAAAGGATGGTTTCCGTTGGTGGGTGGGACAAATTGCACCATCAGCAGCACAAGGGGAACAACTTGCACCAAAAAAAGGAAGTAAAACATGGGGTAATCGATTAAAGGTTCGTATCATGGGATATCATCCTTTTTCAAAGGTGGATTTACCTGATGAAGATTTACCATGGGCTAATGTTATGCTTCCCTCTACATCAGGAACGGGAGGAGCAAATTTTGCAACATCTATTGAACTAAGACCAGGTGATGTTGTAATTGGATTTTTTCTTGATGGTGAAACTGCACAACAACCTATGATATTAGGATCTTTTGCAAGAACAAAAGATGTTGGAAAGGATTTACCCTCAGAATCAATTGGATTTATACCATTTACTGGATATAATGATAATATATCAGTTGTAAGTGGTACATTGAAGAAGGATGAATCTGGTGGCACAAATGCAGATTCACAAGAATCTCCTGTCACACGAAAAGTAGGTAAAGGTGAAGATAAAATATCAGCATCATCTACTTTTGGAAAATCAGAAATACCTGCTGATGCTTGTGCTGATAATTTTATAGGAAAAGTATCTGCAAGTCTGGATAATTTACTATCAGTTGCGAGTGAGAGCACAGATTTTTTATCTGATGTTGCGAACGTAACTAAAAAAATACAAAATTTATCAAATAGTGCAGTGTCAACAATGATGGAATCTTTGTATTCAGGTATGATTCCTGAACTTCAGGGAGGATTGGATTCATTGTATAATAAAGTATATGGAACTGTATTTGCAGCCACTCAAAATAGTGGTCTTGCAAAAATTGCAGGTATTGAAGCACAAAAAGCACAAGTATCAAAAGTAAAATCACTTCAAGATGATCTTAACTGTTTGAGTGGTAAAGTCGTTAATGGATTAGGACAAACAATTCGAGATATGATTACATCAGCTGTTTTTGAAGTGGTGGATACTGGAACATGTATTACTGAACAATTAGCTGGTTCACTATTAAATGGAATTACAAATGATATATCATCGGCTCTTGATGCACCACTTGAGGGATTGAGTGATATTGTTCCAAAAAGTTTTAAAGTTCAGGATTTTCTTCGAAGTAGTTCTGACGTATTTAAATCGATTGGTGGAGTATTAGATTGTAATCAAAGTGATGGTAAATGTGTGGGTCAAGTCAAAAAATTTACTCTTGGATACGGTGCTGCTAGAACATTCGATTTACAGGATGCTTATGATAATGTTTTAAAAAATATGAATATCGCAGATACACTTGGTGCCGATAGTGGTCCTTTAACAAAACCAGACTGTGCGACTAAAACTTTTTGTGGACCTCCAACTGTCAGTTTCTTTGGTGGTGATGGTATTGGTGGATTGGGTCGAGTTATATTAGGTGGTATCGTAGATAATACAGAAGGATTATCTGATGTCACTGCGGATGTGAGTCGAACTGCAAGTATTATTGGTGTTGAGATTACAGATCCAGGTTCAACATACTTCACGACTCCTCCCGTTGTAAGTTTTGAAGATCCATGTAGACAAGGATATGGTGCAGTTGGAAGAGCTATTATTGATTATGATCCAAATTCAAATACTTATGGTCAGATTATCGGTGTAGATATGATTTCTGATGGAGAAAATTATCCGAGTGCGAATACTGATGATGTTATAAATTCTGACGAAACTCCTGTTGGTGTTATTGGAACTAAAGTAGTAGATGGTGGGCAAGGATATATTGATGCGTCTGCAGATGGATATAATTTGACGATTAACAACGGTGTAATCATATCTGCGACTCCAATAAATAATGTTAGAATTACTGAAATACCTAAAATTGTTGTATCTTCATCCACAGGTGTCGGTGCACTTATCAAACCAATAATAGGTAGATTACCTCTTACTCCACAAGGTGATATAATTCAAGTTATAGATTGTGTAGGACCAGAAACTAATCAAATTGTGGGATATGTAAACGGTAAACCATATTACGGTCCTTATCATTTCCATCCTGAAACTGGTGAAAAAATGGTAGGTGCAGTTCACACTTCAGTGCCACATGAAATAATTTATGACACACCAGAGCAAAGTTTCACACCATCTGTTATAGGTGTCGCATCAACTACCACACAAGTAGACACTACAACGGATCAACCAACTATAACTCCAACATCAACCATGACAAATAATACATCAACGACTCCACCACCAAGCACTCCACCACCAAGCACTCCTCCATCAGGTGGTGGTGGATATGGAGGTGGTTACTAATGGCAGAAAAATCAAATCAAAATTGGGAAGCAAGAAGGATTGATAGTAAAGGTCCTAAGTTTCGACTTGATGTGAATAATCCACAGATGGGATCTGATGGTCCAAATACATATTTACAATATGCTGTTACAGATAATAAGGACAAACAGTTTTCTGCTTTAAGTGAATCTGGAGTTTATCGACTTCATAATGAAAGAACAATTGAGGTGGTTGCAGGATCTAAGAATAGTGGAAGTGATACTTCTGTTAAAATTAGTTCAGTTGAGGGAGATATTACAATAACCGTGATGGGTAATGGTCAGGTAAAAATTTCTGGAGGAAGTGTAATTGTTCAGGCAGACGAAGATATTGATTTAAAGGCTGGTCGAAATATAACTTTAAATGCTGCATCAACAGTGACTTTGAAAGGAACGAAAGTTCAAGCAAAAGGTCTTATTGGCAATTTGATTGAGAAAACTGCTGGTGGTTTTTTACAGAGAGTATTTAAAGGTAGTTATGTTGGTGAGGATTATCTTAAAAATCCTCCTGCAGATGATAAATTTATATCTGGACCAGTTGTTTCTGGAACTGGAGATGTACCAGATTTAGGTAGATAGTGTAAATTATGAGTTTAACTGATCTTGATAATTATGAAAGTCGAAAAGCAGATTTTGAAGCATTTAAAGATACATTACCTAAAGAACCATCAGGTGATGTAAAAAAAGAATATTGTGTTGGTTGTTTTCAAAAAAGTGATTGGGAGTTCATTCATGCTGAGTTGATGAAGGATGGATCATTAGAGGATAATATACCGACGGATGAATGTGAGTGTGTAAATGATTGTCTTCAAAGTGATGTAAGAGGAATTTATCTATTAACAGATACAGAAGCAATTGAACTTAGATCAAATTCAAAAGTAGATTATGTAAATGTCAATATATGTGCATATCCAGGAACTTATCAGAGTAACCCAGACGATTTAGTAGAAGTTAGTCTAACCGATAGATATTCATCAAATGTAAAAAATCAACAAAAAATAACTAATACTTCTGGTGGTATTCGTGAAAATTTTAATTCTGATAAATTGAATAGATGTTCAGCTCAATTATATCGACACTCGGCAAAAAAAAATCCTTGGGTGACATTAGGAGATCCAACATCCGTAGTTAATAGTAAATTACCTCAATATGGAACGGGATTAGATATTGATGTAATTGTATGTGATCAGGATATGTGGTTTGGGCATATTGAATTCTGCAATCCAAGTGCAATTACAAATATAAAAACTTATGATGCTTCACAAGGAGATGGTGTAGGGGGAAATGCTTCTACTGAAGCACCGAGTAATTACGTTGGTGGTAATGCTTTAAGAAGTGGATTTTCATCGTCTTCCACAACTGGTATGTGTGACTTATTGGATTTAGTTTTAGATGCTCCTTATTATCTTGATTCTGCATGGTTTGAGGCAAGTCCTAGCACAAGATTAACTACTCGTTGGGATGGAACAAAAGTTCCAGTTGAGTCTGTTGCAAAGGAATGGTGGTCTGATGCATCAAAAAGATCTGCTGCTTATGCAAGTATAGGAACTGTGACTCCTGACTCAGGTGCTATTATAAATCAAATCCGTCCATACGTTAGACTTTATGTTGGGGATACTGTCAACTTTAATATGTCAAATGTTGGCACTGAACACGCATTTTACATTAAAACAGCATTAACATCTGGAACTGGAGATCAGGTCACTACTCCAGCTGCCACAGGTCAAGGTGCTAATGGAAACTCGACAACATCATGGACACCCAACACTGCAGGAGTTTATTATATTCGGTGTGCTAATCACTCTATGATTGGATATATTAATGTTAAAGATAATCCTTGCACGGGCACGGGATCGACATCAACATTTGATATAACGATCACTGCACCTAACAGCAGTGATTGGTTTGCAAACGGACCACATAGAGGATCCTATAATAGGGATAGATGTAATGGAACTAATAAAAGTTATAAAGGTGGAAGTGGAAGCCATGGAACACCATGTGCTTCTCAGGCATACGGGAGACAGTATGGTTGGGCTTATAATGCAAATAAATGGTTTTTAAATCTTTATGGATCAGGTGGTGTATTGTTTGAAGTTGGTTTTGATTTACAAAAAATATTTCATCAGACTAAACCGACACATCCAACTCATGGGAATAAAAATCCAACAATCTCTAGTAATAGTTGGGGGAGAAGATTTGGACCAAGTACGTTAGGATCAAGTGGTTACTATTTTTATCGACCTGCTTCGATTGATGGCACTACAACTGGAGTTCAATATACCAGTTGGGATGCGGATGGTAACACTGACGGTACAGGAGGGACTGCTCCAAGATTCATGACCAATCGAACTCTTGATCAGGGTGGTAGTGCTGTCCAGTGTGAACCTGTAAGTGGATCAACTATGACTGCTGCAAATGAAATGACTGCAGCAGGAGTTATTTTTGTATGTTCTGCTGGAAACCGTAATCAAAAGATGGTTAAAAGCACTCACTCAGATTATAATAATTACGTTGGTTCTGGTTCTAACAGTTCTTTAAGTTCAACACAATTTTTTGTTTCTTATGATGGACTGACTTATCATAAAACTCTTAATAGGGGAGGTTTTCCAACTGCATTTAATAATACAATTGTAATTGGAGCATTAGATGATGATTTTTCATCTGGGAAAGAGAGAAAAGTAAATTATAGTGGTACTGGTGACTTTGTTGATCTTTATTCTGTTGCAGATTATACATTTGCAGCTTCTGATAATAGAACGAGTGGATATTCTCGTTATGATTCTTTTTATACCTATAATTCTGTACAATCTCCTCGTAGTTACGATAGATATTTTAATGGAACGAGTTCTGCCTGTCCAGTTGCAGTTGGTTTAATTGCCACAAAATTACAATATAATCGAACTTGGACTTCTGCAAATATAAAAAGTTGGTTATCATCAATTGGTCAACAAGATACAAATGATTTTTATTATGGTAATGAATCAACCAGTGCAAATGATACAAATTGGTCTGATAAAAATAGTATACAGGGTGGATTGGCAATTGTTCCTTTTGATACTGCTATTGATACAACTAATCCAACTTTAAGTAGTTCTTCTCCATCTAACAATGCTACAGGAGTCGCATTAAATGCGAACATCGTTCTTAATTTTTCCGAATCAGTAGATGTAGAAAGTGGAAATATTGTTATCTATAAGGCATCAGATGATTCTGTCATAGAGACTATTTCTGTAACAAGTGGTCAAGTCACAGGAGGTGGAACTAATCAGATAACAATAAACCCAAGTGGTAATTTAGAAACAAACACAACTTTTTATATTCAAATTGCTGCCACTGCCTTTGATGATGCAGCAGGTAATTCTTATGCAGGAATATCAGATAAAACAAGTTTAAGATTTACCACTGTGGTTAGTGATGTTACTAATCCAACTTTAAGTAGTTCTGTTCCATCTAACGATGCTACAGGAGTCGCAATAGACACAAATATTGTTCTTAATTTTTCTGAGGAAGTAATCGCACAAAGTGGTGGAAATATTGTTATCTATAAGGCGTCGGATGATTCTGTCATAGAGACTATTTCTGTAACAAGTGGACAGGTGACGGGATCGGGAACTAATCAGATAACAGTAAACCCAAGCAGTGATTTAGCAAACGATACAGTTTTTTATGTTCAAATTTCTGCCACTGCCTTTGATGATGCAGCAGGTAATTCTTATGCAGGAATATCAGATAAAACAAGTTTAAGATTTAGAACTGTCATTCCACCTGATCCTGATCCTGATCCTCCTAACGTTGAAGGAGAATATTCTGTGAGATTTACAGGTAATGGACTATCTTTTGGTGGTCAACTCGTTATTAAGTAATAACGACATAAATAACTAAAAATATCAATGGCAGATAAAAGTTTTAATGTAAATAAACTGAATATTATTAGTAGTACAAACTTAACTGACGTTGAAGTAAGTATTAATAATTTGTGTATGGGAGATTAAAATATGTCAAATATATCTGTAACTGGTAATGAGGCACAATTTAACGAAAATGTAACTTTTCTGAAAGATGTTGATATTAGGGGATCTTTGTCTGTTCCTGAAATTAGTTCATCCAGTTTTTCAGTTACAGGTGTTGCTACATTTACAAATCAAGTCACATTTAATCAAGGTTTATCATTTCCTGATTTAGAAGTTAGAGATTTTCTAAAAGTAGGTATAGGTGGAACAGTATTAAGTGTAAATTCACTTTTAAATCCTGGTAAAGTTGGTATTGGAAGTACGATACCGACAGAGTTACTTGATGTATTTGGAAAAGCAAAAATAAAAGATTTAGAGTTAGAAACTCTTTTAGTCACGGGTATATCAACATTAACTGGTATCACAACTCAAAAAAGCACTTTATTTACAAAGCAATTAAGTTCTGCTGGAGTTTCTACCTTTTTTAATACCGTAAATGTTAAAACCGCTGGAGGTAGTGAAATTGAAGATGCCAGTGGAACTCTTGATATAAGATCAAATGTAATTACTTTAACAAATCAATCTGACAACCAAAATTACGCAGTATTTACAAATAATGCAGGTGTAGAACTACTGCATGCAAATTATAAAAAATTTGAAACAAGTAGTGATGGTGTTATATCTTCAGGTGATTTAATTGTAAATGATGTTGGTATTCGAACATCAGGAGTTGGACTTGGAACTGATATAATAAAACCTATACCATTAACAGGAGATTATAGTGACAGTAGTCAAGGAGCTCTAAGACTCGTTATTGATGGTAGTGTTTCAATTTCAAGAAACATTTATGATAGTGAAGGGTCACCTGGAGCAGCTAACTTCTTTTTAAAGAGGACTGGAACTGGTATTCGATGGACATCAATTGCACCAGGACAGGGAGATGGAATTGATTTAGAGAATGAAGGTCAATCAGTTCCTGCTGCTGGAGCTGCTCAAACTTTTACATCGATTAATTTTGCACAGGAAAACAGTTTTGGTATTGGAGTTGATAATGTAACTGCAACTGCTGCTGATACTTCTACTCCAGCAGGTTCTGGTTTAGCTACTGTATTTACTTCTGATTTTTGGGGAGTTGAAGAGGGACACGTAGGAGTAGATACTGGCATTTACAGAATGACAAATGTTGGTATTGGAACTTCTGTTCCAAGTGTTAAATTAGATGTAATTGGAAATACAAAGTTACAAGGGACTTTAAGTGTTGATCAAACTGCCACATTCAGTGGAAATATAGATGCAAATGCTAATTTAGATGTAGATGGCACAACAGATCTTGACGCTCTTAATGTATCTGATACTGCAACATTCGATGGAAATATAGTCGCAAATCAAAATTTAGATGTAGATGGTACAACAGATTTAGATGTTCTGAATGTTTCTGAAACTGCTACATTCAGTGGAAATATAGATGCAAATCAAAATTTAGATGTAGATGGTCTCACAGAATTAGATGATGTAAATGTATCTGGTTTTTCAACATTTGGTAGTGCGGTTGATGTAAATGCTGATTTAGATGTAGACGGAAGAACTGAGTTAGATATTACCAATATTAGTGAAACTCTTAATGTCACAGGTCTTTCAACATTTGGTAGTGCTGTTGACATAAATGCCAATCTAAATGTACAAGACAATCTAGATGTAGATGGAAGAACTGAGTTAGATACCACTAACATTTCAGAAACACTTCGAGTAGGTGGAATATCTACTTTTGTAGGTGTATCTACATTTAATAATCAAATATTTACAAATAAAATATCAAATTCAGGTATAATAACCTCAAATATGATTCATCTGACAGGTGGATCATATACTGCTCCACATGCAAGTGGTGAAACTAAAAGTGATACCGCAATTGTTGTAAATGAAAACTTTGGCATTTACTCATTGGAAATTACTGGTGGAGGTAATGATAATAGATTTTTAAGATCAGTTATACAGAAAGATACCGATGTTATATCAATAGGTCAGACAAATACTGCACTTATTTCTGAGATAAACATATTACCAGGTAACCTTGGAACTGTAAGTATTGGAAATAGTGGTGCAGTTAGTCTGGTAGGGGTATCTCAAGATGGAACAACTGCCAATATAGAAAAATTAAGAACTGTTGGATCTGGAATTACAGTCTTTGGAAATCTTGAATCACAAACTTTAAATATCACAGGATTATCAACATTTAATGATAATGTTAGATTAATAGATAATAAACAATTAATATTTGGAACATCAGACGGACTAGAGATATATCATAATAGTAATTCATATATCAGAGCAGAGATTGGTGATTTATTCATTCAACAGACGAATACTGATAAGGATATTAAAATACAAGGTACAAATGGAACAGATGGTATTATAGTTGAAGGTGGTAGTCCATATAATGTTAAATTACATTCTTCAGGAAACCTTAAATTAGAAACAAATGATAGTGGTGTTGATATAACTGGTCATACAGAAACAGATACCTTGAAAGTAAGTGGTCTTTCAACATTTAAGAGTGCTGTTGATATAGATGCCGATTTAGATGTAGATGGTCACACAGAATTAGATGATGTAAATGTATCTGGTTTTTCAACATTTAAGAGTGCTGTTGATATAGATGCCGATTTAGATGTAGATGGAAGAACTGAATTAGATATCACTAATATTAGTGAAACCCTTAAAGTTGCAGGTATCTCAACATTTAGTAGTACGGTTGATTTTGATAGCACGATTAAAGATCGTAATGATGACGTTGGTACTACAGTCGCTGAGAATCTTTCAAATGTAATAACAAATGCTTATTATAATGCGACAACTGGTATTACGACAATTATCATTGCTAATCATGGTTTTGCAAATGGTGATTCGATTAAAATTCCAGATGGAACATTAACATTTCAGTGTGACTACAAGGGTGTAACTGGTAGTCAATCATATCCAAGATCAAAAGATCCAAATAGTGGTAAATGGTTAGTTATATCTAATGTTCAAACAAATCAATTTGAAGTTAATTTAGGAGATGGTGGTGTATCTGCTGGAGTTGCACATACATTTGTATCAGGTGGTGGTGTAATTCATTCATCTGGATTATATGTTAAAGATGATTATCGTTTAGCATCAGTCGGAACTGGTGTTTCATGGAGACCATCTGGAGTTCAAACTAAAAGAACGATATGGGTTTCTAAAAGTGGATCTGATAATAATAGTGGGTTACTTGAAGGTGATGCAAAAGCAACTGTTGGTGCTGCAGCATCAATAGCAGTTGAGACTGATACAATCAAGATTAGACCTGGTGTTTATGAAGAAGATAATCCAATTGGATTAAGAACAGATGTATCAGTAACAGGAGAGGATCTTCGTTTGGTTATAATAAAACCAAAAAATAAAAATAAAGATGTTTTTCATGTAAGAAGAGGATGTCTTGTTGAAAATTTAAACTTTGGTGGATCAAATGTTGGAGTTGGTTATGATGGGTCGGCATGTGTTGCGTTTCCTCCACCATCAGGTGTTGGACATGGTGCAGTTAGTGGTTACAAAGAACCTGGTCCTGCAACTGAAGGTCCAAGTGGAAGATGGAGATCACCATATGTAAGAAACTGTACAAACTTCATGACCAGTAGTATTGGAATGAAAATAGATGGAGACCATGCTACTGCATCTACCATAGGTGCTGATTTAAAATCTATGGTATGTGATTCTTTTACACAATACAATGAGAATGGTATTGGTGTATCATTAACAAATGATGCTTATGCACAATTAGTTTCAATATTTACTATTAACTGTGATATTGGTATTTTTGCAGGATCTGGTGCACAGTGTGACCTGACAAACTCAAACTCATCTTTTGGTAATTTTGGTTTAGTTGCAGTTGGATTAGGATCAACTCAGTTCACAGGAATTGTAAGTAATACAAATACAGCAAATGAACTTATACTCAGTACTTCAGCTGATAGTCAAGATACCGTTGTTTGTGCAAATGTTAAAGATGACTCTGATGGAAATAATACAATACCTTTTACTGGAGCAGTTCGAAGACCATTTGATGGGCAAGCATTATACTTTAAAATTGATTTGGATAATTATCCAGACACTGTGGGA